ATGTCCCAGATATGTTTGAGATTATTCAGAATGCAGGTAACATTTCTGATGATGAGATGCGGAACGTATTTAATATGGGTATCGGATTCTGTTTAGTTGTACCAGAAGAAGTAGCAGAACACACACAATGCCTTATTGCCGATACTCCATTCGGTATAAGGTCTTGGGTTATTGGAAAAGTCAACTAAATAGAAATGAATATCGTCGCCGCAGAGGGGCAACTGGCAAAATCCAGTTGACGCCCCTCTTTTTTCTTGAATTTGTATTATGGATCTAGATACTTGTAATAGTATAGCAGAAAAAATAAAGTCTGAATCCAAACCTTCTGAAATAGGTCCACTTAGTTTTTCTGGAACTTATGATTTAAGTTTCATATTTACTAAAGATGGAATTGATGAATTATTAAAAAATTATGGTTACCTAAAACCATTTATTGATGAAGTTATTGATACAGACAAATACAATGTGTTTTTCTTGAATTCGTTAATAATTTCGGATGGTAAGGGAATAAGTAGGCATATTGATGTAACCATAAGTAAGTATACTGACACTATGCAAAAAGCAGAAAAGGTATCTATTATTTACTTGAAAGTTCCTGATGATATGGTTGGTGGACAGTTATACATATACGATCATGATGATGATACTAAGGTTAAGAAAGTTAAACCAAAGCAAGGAAAGTTAGTTTCATTTTATGGGAATCCTCATTCTGTTGGAACTACATTTACTGATTATGAAAGAATTAGTTTAGTTCTTGAAAGTTATAATTGTACGGAATATTCATATTCTCAAATACCGAGGTTCAAAATGGAATAAATTTAAGGGAGGGGAATTGACATCTCTCTTTTTTATTGCTAAACTCTTAGAAGGAAACGATTGGTTCATGGCTGTTAAACTTGCTGTATTGAAGTCTGGTGAAGACGTAGTTGCTGACATTAAAGAACTCTGTGATGAGAATGATAATGTTGTTGCATTGGTTTTTAATAATCCCGTAGTAGTTAAGTTGATTACTAATCAAGCTTTGCTGGATGGTGAAAATCCCGATGAATATAAAGTTGCATTTTACCCTTGGCAACCACTCTCGGCGGAAAGAGATATTCCTGTTCGTTCTGACTGGATTGTTAGTATATCCGAACCTATTGAACTTGTAAAAACATCTTATCTGGAGAAAATGAATGGAAGAAACAGCACTGATGGTAGTAATCCTCAATAATGGAACTGCTTTGATGACAGAGGTTGAAGAAGTCGCTGCATCAATCCCTGGGGAACCAGATTGTAAATTTATAAATCCTTTTGAAATAAAGGGTGACACTTTGGTCCCTTGGTTATATGATTATTCTGACGAAAGAAACGTCATGATTAGTTCTGACAGAGTTCTTACTCTTCTAGAACCAAATGAAACAATACTTGATAAGTACAAAACCCTTACAAAATGAGATTCTATACTAACGTCTATGAAAAATACAATAAAATTTTAGTTCGTGGTTATGAAGACGGTAAGTATTTCCAGGCACAAGAAGACTTTAATCCCACATTTTTTGTTAACTCTAAAAAAAAGTCAAAGTATAAAACTCTAGATGGAACCGATGTTGAACCAATTCAACCCGGTTCCATTGCTGATTGTAGAGAATTTGTGAAAAGGTATTCCGAAGTTGAGGGATTTTCTGTATTTGGTAATGATAATTACAAAGCACAATATATCTCTGAGAAATATCCAGAAGATGAAATCAAATTTGATATAAACAAAGTAAGACTTTTCACAATTGACATTGAGGTCCAGGCAGAGCATGGATTTCCTAATGTATTTGAATGTGCTGAAGAACTTCTTACTATCACTCTACAAAACTATGCAACAAAGCAGATAATCTGCTTTGCAAATAATCGTGACTACGATAACACTCGTGAGGATGTTATGTATGTTAAGTGTGATAGTGAACAAGACTTAGCACTGAAGTTCCTTTCATTCTGGGAACAGAATACACCTGATGCAATTACTGGATGGAATTGTGAATTATATGATATTCCATATATTGCTGGAAGGTTTGAACGTATTCTTGGAACTAAAGATACCCGTCGTCTTTCTCCTTGGAGAAACGTTCGACGTAAGGAGTTTGTAATTCAAGGACGTGAGCAAATTTCATATGAAATTGCAGGAGTTTCTGTTATTGATTATCTGGACTTGTATAAGAAGTTTACTTACAAAGCACAGGAATCATATAGACTTGACCATATTGCATTTGTAGAACTAGGTCAGAAGAAACTGGACCACTCTGAGTTTGAAACCTTTAAGGATTTCTATACTGGTAATTGGCAAAAGTTTGTTGACTATAATATTAAAGACGTTGAGCTTGTTGACCGTTTGGAAGACAAGATGAAACTTATTGAACTTTGTATGACTATGGCATACGATGCGAAGATTAACTATAATGATGTTTTCTTCCAAGTACGCACTTGGGATGCAATCATCTACAATTATCTAAAAAAAAGAAATATAGTAATTCCACCTAAAGATAGAAGTGAAAAGAACGAAAAGTATGCGGGTGCATATGTCAAGGAACCGAAACCGGGAGTCTATGATTGGGTGGTTTCTTTTGACCTCAACAGCCTGTACCCTCATCTTATTATGCAGTATAATATCTCACCCGAAACCCTATTGGAATCAAGACATCCAACGGCAACAGTTGATAAGATACTTAAGAAGCAAGTAACTTTTGAAATGTATAAGGAGAATGCTGTATGTGCTAATGGTGCAATGTATCGCAAGGATGTTCGTGGGTTTTTGCCAGAGTTGATGGAGAAGATGTATGGTGATAGAGTTGTATTCAAGAAACGGATGCTTGAAGCTAAACAGCAGTATGAGAAGACTCCTACTAAAGCACTTGAAAAGGAGATCGCCAGATGTAATAACATTCAAATGGCGAAGAAGATTTCTCTTAATTCTGCTTATGGTGCTATTGGTAATCAATACTTTAGATATTATAAGTTAGCAAATGCGGAAGCAATTACGTATTCGGGGCAAGTCTCAATTAGATGGATTGAGGATAAGGTGAATAAGTATCTAAATAGAGTGTTGAAAACAAGTGATGTCGATTATGTTATTGCTTCTGATACTGATAGCATCTACCTTAATATGGGTCCTTTGGTTGAAATTGTATACAAGGGAAGAGAAAAGAATAATGAAAAAGTTGTTAACTTCCTTGACAAATTGTGTAAGGTGGAACTTGAGCCTTATATTGAAAGTTCTTACCAAGAACTGGCAGACTATGTAAATGCATACGATCAGAAGATGCAGATGAAACGGGAAAATATTGCTGACCGTGGAATCTGGACAGCAAAGAAAAGGTACATCCTTAATGTTTGGGATAGTGAAGGAGTTAGATACGAAGAACCCAAACTAAAAATCATGGGTATTGAAGCAGTGAAGTCTTCTACTCCTGCTCCCTGTCGTAAAATGATTAAGGATGGACTAAAAATTGCTATGACTAAAACTGAAGATGAGTTGATTGATTTTATTGAGGAGTCAAGAAAACAATTTAATAAGTATCGACCTGAGGATATCTCTTTTCCCAGGACAGTATCTGATGTCAATAAGCACAAAGCACATGCAACAATTTATGGAAAAGGAACACCAATCCATGCACGGGGTGCATTGCTATTTAATTATTATATTAAAGAAAAGGGATTGGATAAGAAATATGCTCATATTCAGAATGGTGAAAAAATTAAGTTTTGCTATCTGAAACTTCCAAACCCTATGCGTGAGAACGTTATATCTTTCATCTCTGACTTCCCAGTGGAACTCGGACTGGACAAATACATCGACTATGACCTACAATTCTCAAAGGCATTCCTTGACCCCATGAGGGTTGTGTTGGATGCGATTGGATGGAAAGTCGAACGAACTGTTACCCTAGAATCATTTTTTTCCTAATGGAATTGCCAATTACATACAAAGAACTTAGCACTATTATTAGTGCCATGCGTCTTGGGGGCGATGTTGCTCTTTATCAGAAACTAAAAAGAATTAGAGATGACCATAACGATAAGTTAAACAGTCGTGCTAAAATCGAAAATCGTGAAGAATTTGGATTTGTTCCATGACTTTTGAAGAAGATACTTTTTACACAATAACTCCTTCCAACATTACATTAATTAAATGTAAATTAGGTACTACTGCTATTGATTATCTTTGGGATAGTATAGAGCAAGCAAAAGTTAATCCATGCTCACTTAAAGATACTCTTGCTGGTAATATTGAAGAAAGTATAATTCTGGATGATAAAGGTGATTATTTTTTTAATAATCATTTACATTATGCTACTCATACTTACATTGCACAAAATGACCATAAACCCTCTATTTGCAGTGCTAAACATAAAAAATTAAGATTAGAATCTTTTTGGGTAAACTTTCAGAAGAAGCATGATTTTAATCCAGTACATCATCATTCTGGATTTTTGTCATTTGTCATTTGGATGAAAATTCCAACAAGACATGAAGAGCAGTATCGTCTTCCAATTTGTGCTAATTCAAACTGCCCAAGTGCTTCAAACTTTGAGTTTCTATATACTAATATTCTTGGAGACATAGAAAGAATGGACATTAAGATGGACCCAGAAGATGAAGGAAGTATGTTTATTTTCCCAGCATCCTTGATGCATCAGGTATATCCATTCTATAATACGGATGAAGACCGGATATCTATATCTGGAAATATAGTCATTGACGAAAATTAATTATGGATTTTTTAAAAGATATTGTAAAAGAAATTGGTGGTGAATACACCCAACTAGCATCTACAATCGATGAAACAGAAACTTACGTGGACACAGGTTCTTACATTTTTAACGCATTGGTCTCAGGTAGCATATTTGGTGGTGTTTCTGGGAATAAGATTACTGCCATTGCTGGTGAGTCTTCTACTGGGAAGACTTTCTTTAGTCTCGCTGTG